GTTACCGTATTCTGCAAGTGTCGCAGATACCTGAGTTGCAGTCATAGCTACTTCTGCAGGGTTTGTGGCTTCACTCAAAGCCGTAGTGATGAGTGCAAGAGGACTAAAACGAGTCCATCGTACTACCGCACCACTATTTAGGGGCACGTTTTTGACTTGTGCTCCGAAGTCGTGTCTTAGTTCGATCTTCGCACGGTCCAAGAATACTTTATCGTAGTAGACCTGTACTGGCGTGATCAGACTTGATGCTGCTGATGCCATATTGGGTTAAATTATTTATTAACGTGAGGTATCAATGCTTCCAAATCTTCCTTTTTCATATTTCGCATGTCTTGCTCAGTGTATTTTCGTTCGATGTCTGAGAGACCAGACGAATCTGATACTCTACTAGCGGCATCTTCTGCACCTCGCTGTTCTTTAGCTGCTTGAAGTCCTAATACAAGAGGATTTGCTTTATCTTCAAGTATCTTTGCTCCACCGTTGTGCATAATAAGGTCTATTTCAGCCTCAGTATACCCAGCACGGTAAAGTTTGAACTCATCAGCCTTTAGAATATCAGACGCTTTCTGAATGGTAGGTTGGGATTGTACTTCACTAATCTCAGGTTTCTTGTCAACAGTTGGTTTAATCCATTTGCCATCGGCATCTTGAGTAAAACCTTGTTCTGTCTTCAAACGCGCGTAAAGTCGGTTTTTAGATTCTGTCTCTAAAGCCTTTTCCTTTTCGAGCCTGATTGCACGTTGTTCCCACGTTTCGCCAGCGGGGATTACTGAGGGATTTTTAGGGTTCCCGTCCACATCGTATTCATCTTCCATAAATAAGCTTTATGTTAGTCCGTTTTTAAAGTGAGCGGTATCACATGAATCGGGGTTTATATGACCTGATCCGATTCTATAAGGTCGAAATGTTACTTTTTGTGTTTGAAATACTCTACTTGCTCTAAACGTTTTTCAGCTTGTCCTTTTGAAAGATTACCTTTTGATAGGTTCTTTCCTTTCTCACTTGTTACTTTGTAACCTGATTTCGTCTTTTTAATCATATTACGTGTGATCGCTATATTGTGTACTTGGTTGACCTTTTGCTGGAATGTCTTGGTGAACTTGTGGATACTTATACTTCTTAGATAGGTTTGTCTCACTATCTCCTACAGGAGCCATCAATGATGTATCGCTATTTTTCATATCAACATTTGAGTTTTGATTAGGATGCATATATCCTTCTTGACCCATTCCACTATAATCGAACGTTGGTTGTCCTACTACGCCTGCTGTGTCAGCTGTATCCATTGAACCGTGGTAACGAATCATATTTGGGTGATGGTATGCACTATCTCCTCGTTGTGGTTCAGGTTGAACGCTTCCTGGCAAACGACGATCATTGTTGTCATCTGGTGTAAATCCTACTTCTTTTGTGTTATTCATCTGAATATATTTGGTTTATTTTCTGCTAAATCGCTCGACCTTGTTAATCCTCTACTTTTAATGAATCCTTGTAATGCTTCGTATGCTTTCAATTTACCTATAACTTCAGCTTTAACATCTTCTGCTGGCATTGTGATGTCTATATCTTGAATGCTCAATAAAGGATCAATAAATTCTGCAATAACTTCTTCAACTTGACCCCATTCTGGGTCTTGAGTGAATCGTTTAGGAATTGTCTTCATATACCTTGTGATTCCTCACCTTCACCTTCGACCTCACATAGTGTTGAACTCTCAGCTTTTCTACTTGCAGCGTTATCATCTGCAGTATTGCGTGTTGCATCCTTATAGATACTTGGTGCACCTTCACGTCTAGCATATTTCACTTGACCAAATGGTTGAGCTGCTGGATCTGATGTAGGATTATACGTCTTACTTGGTGTGATTGTTCCATCTGGATCATCTCGTCTAACCCAATTTCTTTCTTGTGGAAATGGTTTATTGGTTGAACCGTTCACATCTTGTCGTTGATTTACTTCAGAAGGATTGCCTCCTTGAGGAGTGATAACTTGTCCTCCCCAATCATCTCGTACAAAATTCTTTTGGTTATAGTAATTTTCATCGTCTTTAATCATGTTATTTTCTTGTTAATTGTTGTTGAGCTTGAGGTTGCGCCTGTTGGGGTGGCTGTAGTGGAGGCGGACCTTGTTGCTGCGCTTGTAATGATGGTAATCGACCTTGCTGTTCCATTTGCGTTGCCTGACTGTCTGCAAATTCTATCTCGGCTGGACTAATTCCAAATTGTTCAGCAGCTTGATAGAATAGCATCTTTAGACGAGGGTCTTGGAGTACTGCTGGATTCTGTAGGAACCCGAATAGAGTTTGAATACCTTGGAGCAACTTGTTTGGATCAGTGTCTTGATTTTCAATATCAAAGTCAAAGTCAAACTTTGCGTCTTTATAGAACTGTTCTTTAATCTTTAGGAAGCGATTAGTACCATTCTTGCGATATTCTGCAATAGCTTTCTGCCGAGCTGTATTCTGTAGGTCTGCATCAATTTTTCCTCCTGCTAGAGCTGTCTTAACAATGACATCATTAGCATATAGTTCAGCAGCGGCGGCATCTAGTTTATCTAATTCCTGTGACGTTCCCGTAAATCGCATGATATGTTCAGGCGTCATATCTTTAACAAGCTGTGGTAGAACTAGATCATTAAAGAATCCTTTAAGGAAGTAGCGTAGATTCTTCTTTTTAAAGCCATACACGCCTGTAGCTGAGGCAACTTGTATCTGTACTTCACCAAGTGTCTGATCGCCTGGCTGATTATCACCTCTGACTGCCTCGTAAGCGAATGAAAGTTTATCAACCTGATTAGCGTAGCTTTCTTCTTCTTGCTGGAAGGCTGGCAAATTACGCTCTTCATTGGCTACTGGCTCAACTCCGTTAGGAGAAAACATAATATCTCCGTTCTCTAGATCTGTAAGGACATTTCTAACTAAACTCTTATCCTTTGTTTGGAATAAATGAAGTGTTGAAAGCTCCATTGAAAGACGTTTCTGGTTTTTAAGTTCATTAAAGCGAGTTTGAACATCAAAGAGCATTTCAGGAACTCCCATACCAAGCCATCGGCCTTTAATCTTTGTATAATGGAAGTCTTTAAAAGGATATTCGCCACGCCACACTGATTTAAATAGTGTAACTCCTAGTTCTCCAACTACTTGACCGCTTGTATTGCGTTGTAATACATCAGGACCAGCACAAATGAATAAAGCTCGTACCATTTTAATAGATTGTCCTTGTTTTGGCATAGCCATTTTATTATCAAGCCAGTAATCAGGTACTTCCCCATAACGTTTGTAGACTTTAACTTGAGGAGACGAGCGCATGACGTTTAGATTACCTGAATAGTCTTCCATTGCCTGTGCTGCCTGTGTGTTGCCAAATCGCTCTATAGCGAGTTCTACTGCTTCAGGGTCCCAACCACTCTTTCTGAGGTCTACATCGCTCATATAGTGAATTGTAGTGATAAAACGTGAATCTATAGCTCTCTCAACTGATGGATCGAGCATTGTTCGACGTAGGTCACATACTTTTGCTCCATCTTTAGTCTTTTCAAGCAAAACTGAACCATAACGTGGTGCTTCTTCAGCTATTTGATTGAGCACCATACCCATTTCAGAGTTTTTAAGCCATTGACGTAGTTCTTTTTCCAAAAGATATGTTGGAAAGTATGCCTCAGGATTAGTTGGAATAAGTTTGATGTTCTTAGGATCAATACTAAGCATCTTTGTAGCAACTTCCACTGGTGGTGTGATGATGTTAAAGAATAGTTTTTCACGGCCAAGATAATATGAACCGTTTTCGTAACGATTACTTAGATAAAGGAAGATACGCTTAATAGTTTGGTATTGATTGAACGCATACCCTGGTACAGGGGATATAAAGTTGTAAAGGAATTGATCTACTTCATATCTAATTTGAGCATAGATATTTTGTGGTGGAGTTGGAGGTTGCAAAAATGGAGGCATGATACAAAAATACCACATAGCCATATTCTATGCGGTCTAATTGACACTAAATTATAAAAGTCCTTATATTATATGATTGATTCTGACTTGCTAGTGGCACCATTCTTTAATGGTTTGACAAGTTCATTCATCACATACTCCTCGTAATCTCCAAAGATAACAGAGTTTACATGAACAACACCTTTAGTAATGAGTGGTTTTGCTATCATATAAACTTCACCACGGTAAATCCAACGCTTCATAGAGTTAAAAGCTAGATTGCGTGCGTATTTTACAAATAGGTAATCTCTAATATCTCCATTTGAGTATTCTAAGAGCTTATATCGTCTCCACACTTCAGCCCATACTTCTTTAGGTAAGCCATACTCCTTAGCAAAACGAGTAGATGGATCAAGAGTGAAGATCTTTGATTTTGTTAGGTCGATTATCATTAGTTATAGCCTACATTTCTATTACGATTTCTAGTAACACGCATAGCAGTGAACATATCAGGTCTGATTGGTTGAGTGGCTCCATAAACTGCAAGTGCAAGTGACATAACTCGATCATCATGTAGTCCTTCAGGAGCTCGAACCTTAATCTTTCCGCTTTCACTTAAAGAGTATTGGAATGATTCAAGTTCGGTAATCAATCCTTCATCGTCTGGTATCTTAATCTTATCTTGTTCTAAGAGAATTGCCAAGTTATTCAATAGATTTTGGCGTGATGATTCTGTGAACTTAAAACCTTCGCCTTCGTTGCCGATGTTTAATCCTCGTGCCTTTAAGTCTTCAACGATTGGATCACCAACACCAGTTGAATCAGGCCATATTTTTGCATTGTTGTAACGTCTAGCCATTGCTTCAATCTTTGCTTTCTGTAAATTATAGTCAATCTGGTTAAAGCGTTCTTGTTCATGGACAATAAATGTTGTGAGATTAAATGGTGTAAGTACAGTCCAGTCATTGTATTTAGCCAAGTCTACGCCTAATTGGAACTCGCCCTCTTCTGAAAGCATGTAATCTTTAGGATATGTATTTTGGTGAATACGCTTAAAGAATTGAGAAGCACCTTCGAGGAACTCGACATTGTATTCTTGATCATATAACGCTTGCGGTGTATTTATTCTAACTTCTTTTAGTTCTTCTTCGCCGAATACTTGAGTATCTTTAACACCTTTGACACTAACAAACCATAGCGGATTTTGCTTTGCTAATTGTAATAGTTTCCAAGAGTGGTTCTTTCCTTTAGGAGTGAATACGAATGTTGCTGACCCTCCATTCTCCATAAGGACTGGTTGAAAGATTGCGGTCCATATCTGCTCTGGATCTTCAGAGAACTCGTCGAATACTACATCAAACGGGTTCGTTCCCCGATGTTTATCATAATCTTCAGCACCAATAAAGCGTTGGATGACTCCATTTTTGTAGTAAATAGCTAATTCACTATCATTCTTCTTAGTATATAAAGCAGGTGGTACATGGTCATTGATTAAAGCATCCCATATA